ATTAAATCCTTTTGGTTTTCTCATAGGAGTTAGTTTAAAAATTTAACAGGAAGCCAATTCCATCTTACCCATAATTGTATCCAATATCCTTCAACCTTTACAAATTCTAACCATCTTGTTTCATTGCCAATAGTTACTGGTAAAAATGCAAAGTATTTCCGAATATATAATTTGCCTTCTTCAGGCAATGGCTCGTTTTTCCATCTCATAGTTTTTCAGTTTAATCTCCAAAGAATGGTTGCTCAACATGTACTTTTGTTTCGTTCTTTTCAACCAGGTTATTCAATCGCTGTGTGATGCTTGGATTGTATATCCCCGCCATACCACCCTCTATTTGGTCTTGGCGAATTACTTCTTTTATCGCATGACAGATCTCGGAAAAATCGTTGTAAGCTTCATTCTTATTACCAAAATAATCATGTATTCTATGTACAATTCCATGCTCAAAACAATAAACAGAAAAGCCTTCTAAAGTCAATGGTTTTTCTTTATGCCTACTTACTTCTTTTGCCATGCCACCAACCCAATCGGTAACAACAAAAGGACTGTTTTTAATTTTATTTTTATAAGCCAAAAAGTATTCCCACATTTTTTCAGGTGATTCAATCTTTAATGGTCTGCCTTTTTTAGCCATGATCTTCGAAATTATATTGATAGTTGTGTCGTTCAGTTTCAAATTTCACCAATTCCAATGCTCTTATGCCAGCAATATGTGAATCAGTTGGGAAGAAATATTTCCACCCTTTGCTCATACCCTTTTGAATATAGTAGAAAAAAGCAATGCCTATCTTTCCGGTAGGTTGCTTTTTAAACTTTACTACAGCAGTTTGATCAGATGTTGGGATTATTTCATCTACCTCAAATACTTCTTGATTGAAATTCATTTCTCTATCGTTGCGACTAAATCGCTGACAAACAACATCAACTGCTGATTTTAATTCTATTGCTATTTGCTTATTCAATCTAATTTGCTTTTATAATGGTCACATATCTTTTCCATCTTTGCCAAATAATATGTGGTGAAATCTTGGTATCCTTCATTATTTTGCTCATAGTTTCTAAATAGAATATTGCGCAACCTTTGTGATGGGGTTTTATTGGTATCCAAATCAGCTTTTAAAGTATCCAATGCTTCTACTTCATAGGACTGAAAGCTTTCTTCTTTAATGCCGATAAAACAAAACTTTTGATTCAAGTTAAATAAAGATGCTGCATCATTGGGCGATAACTCTTGTGTGCCAAAAGTTACCCTGACCGTTTTGTCTTTTCTTGAAGCAATGCCTTCTATTTGTGCAGGTAGTAGGAACATGATGTGACCAGTCTTTCGGTATGAATCGTTGTTAAAAATTCCAAATATTGTTTCTTGTCTCCGTACTGCAAATGACATTTTCTGCAAACTGCCATTAGGTTTTCTATTTTGTCTTTCGTTTTTGTGCCACCCATCCCCCTGCAATCAAGATGATGAATATCAACAGCTTTGCTATCGCATACTTCACATGGGATAAAGTCTTCCAATCCATAGCCAAAATGCTTTAGATAAACTTTGGTGTGATTTTTCACTACTTCTTTTTTGCTTCCAACTTTGCTGCATTGTCAAATACGAACTTTACCATGTAATTCACACATGGTTGGCAACCTCTCCATGAGAAATCCCCGTTGGGAGAAATCTGCAATGCTAATTTTTCAAACTCGATTAACTCGCTTTCTGATGGGTGCAAGTCGATGCCTACGTTTACACGCTCCTGCATGAATATTCTGTCTTGTAAGAATGGTATCATATGAATTGTTTTATTTCTTTTTTTGCTTGTTTAACGGTGTTATAAATCGAACACATGGGAATATGTGTGATGTCTGCTACTTTTTGGTAAGTTCCCAACTCTGCATACAACTTCAATACTTCCGACTTATACCAGTGCAGCTTGTGCATGGGTAGGTTTATCTCTTGCGGTTCACTATCATCCACGATGTCACTAAAATCTTCCGTTGGGGTTTCCCTTCCCAATTGTTTTTTCAAAGTGCCGTTGCTCCAGTTCGCTGTGTTATATATCAGCTTCACGCAGAAATGCTGCAATTTTCCCCTTGCGTGCAAATCCTGAATCAATTCCTCACTTAACAAACAGAGTTCTAAAAATGCGTGCTGAATAACATCGTCAGCAATATCAGCAGGCTTTATCTTTCCTTTTATTATCCCAATGTCTTTGGATAAATACAAGTCGCTGATTAATTCATTTTTAGTCATATACCCACTCTGCTAATTTTACGTTGCCGTTTTCTGCTGTTGCCATCAAACAAAAACAACCTGCTTTTTTTGCCCTTGTTAAAAATTCAATCTGTTCCTCACTCAACCGATCCGTTGCCGTTTTCACTTCACAATACACTGCAATGCCAGTATGCTTCTGAAACCCTACAATGTCCGGCACGCCCTTCAATCCAATAAACTTTCTGCCACGTACTGCCAAGTTATTGTTGCGCCAAACAAAGCATTCCCTTTGCTCTAAAAGTTGTGTTGCCGTCTTTGTGATTTCACTCGCATTCATACGTGTATAAATTTATAAACTTTGTTTGTGTTTTTGCTAACTTTTTTTACTTAAGTTATACACATTCATGGCTGTTCGGTGTTTGTTCTTTTCGGTTTGGTCTAAAAGTTCGCTGGTGCGGTTGCTATCTCCCATGGCTTTGTGTTGGCTTTCTATTTCTTCTTTAAAATCCATGTAAGCTTTATGCCTTTCTTCCCGATACTTTTCCAACAGTTCAAAGAAGGTAGGGATGTCCATGCGGTCATACACTTTGCCGTATTTGTTTTTTACCAATCCATCTAAAAAAAGCAAGATGTCTTCCAGTGCCAACTGATCTTCTTCTGCGGATTCTATGAGCATGTAAGCAAGGTCAACCACCTGCTCAGCGGTCATGCCCACCCGAAGATTGAAGTTGGATAAAGCTTTCTGAATGGCTTTGCTCAGCACTGCACCAACTATGGCTTCCCCATACTTTTTTGCAAGTGCCGGCAAACGATCTTCCCTTCGTATTTGCTGAATGACTTTTAAGGGAACAGGATTGCCTTTGTCTTTGAATGGGGCAAGCAATGGAACAAGACTATTGCCCTGCCTGATGCCGTTTAATAATTGCCTCGTTGAGTTGTTGGTCTGTAATGTGGTTAACTCTTGATTTTGCATGTTCGTTGTTTTTTATTTCAAAAAATCCTTTCCATCCATTTGCCATTGATTGCTGTATCACGCTGCAGGCAATGCTTTCATTGCCATTGCAAATCTTCACCAGGTTCAATATGGCTGCTTGTTCTGATTGCGGGGTTTTGTAGGAAAACTTGTGGTGTGTTTTTTTGTAGTCAATCCATAGCTGCCAATGATTCAAAAAATTTTGCGTTTCAAATGGCATTTTAACTTTATTTTCTTTTTCAATTATATTTCTATTTTCATTTTCATTTTCATTTTCCATATGATTGCTCATATGTTTATCATATGTTGTATCATATGATGGTATGGAAGGTTCTTTTTTACCTAACCGATTGTTTTTTCTACTTTCAGTGTAGCTTTTACGCTTGCTCGCTTCCTCATCCAACTTGGCATTAAAAAATAATCCTTGCGCATCTTGCTGCATTTTTTCCATAATGTCACTATCATATGTTTTACATATGTGCAACACTTGTTTTTCAGAAAGGTGTCCATGTTGGTGCTGAGCGCATAATAAACGAATAAATTTCCCTACTTGCTCATCGGTAAAAAACATAGTTCCGGTAAGAAAATCACCAGGATAAAATAGAAAGGCGGGGTCTTTAGCCATAAAATAAAAAGGGGAAGTCTGTGTAGTGAAAAACAGAAATCCCCCAGTTTGATTTAACCAAAAACCAGTCAGCAAATCACTACTTCTGCGGACTGATGTTGTATCCTCCAAAGTTAAAACTTTGTTTTTGTTTTACAAACTTTGTTTTGTTTATTGTGCAAAAAAATTTACTTTCCAAAAGTTGACGGTTCTTTGGGTATCAAAATCTTTGCCCCTGAATGCATGTTGTATTAATCCGAATTGAAGTAATTCTCCTCTGCGTGGAGTAACTCGGTTAATGGGCCAACCCAGTAAGTCAGCAATCTGACTATCGTTGCAATTGCCCAATACTTCAATCGCCTTAAAAACGGCTTCTTGTTTTTCATTGATGTTTGTTTTGGCTGCTGCATAAGCAGGTAGGCTGGTTTGGTAATCGTACATTAGGATAGTATTAGGTAAAAAATTAGAATGGTAATAATAATTTCAACAATTACTTTTTTCATAAAAACATAATAACGGATTGATAATCTCTTTTTACTGCATCATCGTATTTGAGATGACCGGAAAAAGTGCGGACTGCATGAATGATGGTGGTGTGGTCTTTGCCGAATATTTCCCCAATTGCCTTTAAAGACATATTGGTTTTTTCTCGCAGCAAATACATGATCATTTGTCTGCCGGTAACAATGGCTCGGTAGCGTTCCCTTCGCTTTAATTCATCGAATGTAAGCTTGTAATAATCACATACCGCATAGATGATTCTATCCACCAACATTTTGTTTTGGTCTTGCTTTTCAATCAAGCCGGGTATAGCATAGCAGCAAATATCTATTTTATTGCTGTGGCTATTTTTAACAGTTGCTTCCATCATAGTCAGTCGGTTTTTTAATTGCTTTTCATTGCCGTCTCAACGGCATTATCAATAATTTGTTTCAACTTTTCTAATGTCATATTATAAACAGCAGGCTTTTGAGTAATTGCTATTTCATAATCTGAAATCATTAAATGCTGTAAATCTTCAAGCCTGTAACGTGGTCTGCCATTTATCCGGCAATAAGGTTTTATTTTCCCAAATCTTTGCCATTGCTTTACAGTTTGTGGCTTTACATTAAAGTAGTTTGCTACTTCCTTTCGTGTCATCATTTGATTGTTTTCCATAGTCAGTCGGTTTTTTAAAATGGCAAATCAGTTTCTTCAAGCTTTTGTGGTTGATTATATTGTGGTTTCTCAAATGGTTTATCTTCCACAATATTGAAGTCCGGATGCTTTGATTCTTTTTTATAGGTATTCACCCACATCGAATATTTTTTGCCTTCAATACTGAAGCTGATCACTTCGCCTTTTGCTGTTTGCTTGCGCCATGCGCCGATTTTTTGGTTTGTCATTTTGGTATTTGAATTTTAAAGGTTACGGTAGATTGTTTTACAGGTAAGTCGCCTTTGTAGTAGGTCTTTTGAAAGTCCTCAATTTCTTTTTGTTTGGCTTTCAGTTCGTTGATTTGGGCATCTAATTCCCCCCACCCTTCTATATGTGCAAAATCATATTTGATGCTGCTCATTTCGGCTATTTGCACACCATTGATTTCTGCTTTGCCTTTGGGATATTTGCCCAACTCACTCAGCACTTCCTCTGCAATTTTTTCTTTGGCACTCTTTACCAGTTGCTCCATTGCGTTCAAACGAATGGCAACATTTACGGCATTGATATGTCCTTCCCTTACTTGCTCTGCTATGGTTTCTGCAAGTAGGTCAATGCTGAATTTGGTGGGAGCAATTTCCCCCACCTTATAATCATCAAGCTGTCTTTCTAAGTTCATCTTTTTTGGTTGTAAATTGTGAACGAATATTGTTGGTTTCTGCAAGCTTACTGTTGGTGTGATACAGGGTATTCAACTGCCCAATGGTTTCACAGCTATCCAATACCATCAGCAAATCTTCTACGGTTTTGTACTCTGTTTTACAAAGCGCATCTACCGGATTTTCTTCTTGCTTAATTTTTACCGGAGCTTTCACTGGCTTTGGCAACACTTCATGGGTGTGGTATTCGGTGTCTAACTTTTCTTCCGTTGGGATTAAAAACATTTGCATCAGTGCATACTTTAATGCAGTACTCATGGCTTTGTTGGTAGACTTGTCTGCACTGTCCATTGCCTCACCTTCCAGTGTAGATTCAACACAGCTACCATCAACAGTGCAAAACTTAAATTGACACTTGGCAATGGTGTAAATAAGCGTTCCGCCATTTCTTGTTTGTCGTTCTTCACGCTTGCTCTCTAATACATTCGATACAATGAATACCGAATGCTTTTTAAATAAAGGTTGCAGTGCATTGTACATGTCATCAATGCCTCTGAACTTGTAGCCCTGTTGGGCATTGGTTTTGCTCTTACCAATAGCCTCCACATCTTGCATGATGTTATTGAGTGCTTGGTAAATGTTGGTTGTCTGATTCATGGTTGGTTGTTTGGTTAAATAATATTTTTGATTTGATATATCCTTTATTCTTGAACTTATCTATTAGGTTTTGAACTTCGATGACTGCAACGCCGCTGTAAATCATGGCATCAATAATTTCGCCTAATAGCTGATGCCTTTCGTGTTGCACCATCTCGCACCAGGTGGGCGGCTTCTGATTATGCATGGGATAAAATTTTATTGAGTGAAAGTTGAAGGTTGAATGCATCCACAAAGTGAATGGTGATGTAGTCACTGATGTCGCCTGTTACGTAAGGAGATTGCCAGTAGTCTTCCATGTTGAATCTGCCGGAGCTTTGCACGTGGCTGCCGGAGTGATCTGCATGGTTGCTTTCCCAATCCAAACGATCTGTGCGGTCTAACCAAGCTTCAAAATCACTGAGGTTAATGTGGCAAGTTTCCTTGTCAGTATCTACTGTTAGAAGGTTGTTGCGGGTGTCTTTGGTAAAATCTTGAATGTTCATATTGGCTTATTTTAAACAAAAATAGTAAAAGATGTTTTACTAAACAAACATTTTGCAAACTATTTTTAAAAAAAGTTTTGTTAAAGGTCATCATAGTGGTTTCCACTGGCAATTAATGCTTCATTTTTCAGCCTTACAATACTTTGTTTTTTAAACATTATTCGGTTGCCTTCTCGTATCCAATCTGCATCCCGTATCAGGTTTTCGTTCACATTCATGCCCGGCAATAATCTTTTTTGCATTCTTACTTGTAGCCATGTTCTGCTACGTTGCAAGAGATTCATGGCTTCCTTGAAATTGAGATAATTCTTTGATTCCGTAGTAGTTTGGCTCGATTTTAGCCATTCAATATTTTGGTTGAAACGCTTGATTTCTTCGAATTGGGCGGGAGTCATAAAAATTTTATTTAAAAAATAACAGCAGTTTTAAAAATTTATTTGTACTTTACTTAACGATATGGCACAAAATTAAACAAAGTTTTGCTAAATACAAACTTTTTAAACAAAATTTAAACTAATACCCAAATTGAATATGCAGCACGAAAATCCCCTACTCGAGCGAGCGGTTCAATATCTTAAAGGAAAAGGAGAAATCCGAAGGGATATTGAAATTGCAAATGCGCTTGGCTACAACAAAGCCACTGTTAGTTCTTACCTACAAGGCAAGGTAAAGGCATCCCAAAAATTTGAAAGAGAATTTGAAAATACTTTTAAAATAAAGTTGACTGATTTTGCTTCGGGAAATATACAAGAAACTATTTTGAAGCCGGATGGATTGCAGTTATTGAGTGAAGCAATTTTACAAATTAAAGCGGAGTCACAAACGAATCGTCAGCTGTTGGTTGAAGTGCTGGCTGCGACTTCTCAACGCTCTGTGACAGAGATGCAAGTGTTGGCTGAGAGCTTGCTGCAACGTAATCTAACAAAGATTTTACACGAATTAAAACAGGGATAGCGTCCAATTGCATACGGTAATTTTCTACAATGTTATAGAAAAAATTCGAAACGTATGAAAAAAAAAAAAAAACATGTTATTTTACACATATAGCAGTGCTTCCGCCTGTTGTTTGATGTTTTCTCCGGTTAAGTGGTAGTACACTTTTACCGTCTTTGCAGATACCCCTAATAGAGCAGCAGTCGTGCTTTCAGGCAATCCCTTACCCGCACACATGCAACCAAAGGAATGCCTTCCGGAGTGGGTAGTGATATTTTTTTCTATCCCCGCTACCGCTGCAATCCCTTTCAATAACTGATTGCTTTTTTGATTGCTCAGTGGCTTGGGTAACTTTTCTATTTTCGCCAACACTTTGGTGAGCGTGATGCCAATGGGTAACACCACAAAGGTTTTGTTTTTCTTTGCCCTCAGCTTCACATAGCCATCTTCTACCCTGGTCATATCAAACCGTACCCAATCGCTATGCCTAAGTCCTGTGTAACAGCCAAGCAAGAAATAGCATAAAGTAACGTGCATGGATTTTTGCATGGGGTAATCCATCCATGCTACCAACTTCTCCAGTTCAGACTCTACCAAGTAAACCCGATCTGATTGTTGGTATTTTGGTTTGGTGTATTGCTCAAAAGGATTGTCCTTTATCAACCCTTCTTTCTTTGCCTGATTGATGATCCTTCCCACATACTTGAAAGTAATGTTCATCGTATTTTGCGAATACTTTTTTTGTCGTAACCAAGTCTCAAATTTCCTAAGCCATTCAACCGTTATATCCGTAAGCATTAACTGTGTGCCGGCATAAGCAATGATACGGTTGAGTCTTGTTTGGTCATAGCGTACTTCCTTTGCATAGACCACAAACAATTTACTTGCAATGGCTTCCCCTTTGATGATACGCTTGGTGAGTTGTATGCCTTGCATTCCCGCATTGATTAATTCCCTTTCAATATCGGCTATTTGTCTGCGGATAGATACATTCATCACGTTGGCATTTTCATGCTTCACAACAGCCTTATTCGCATCATTCCATTGGTGAATATTTATCCTGAATGGTGTTGGGATGTAGGTTACTTTTCTTTGCACCGTTACTGCAATCTTAATAGAAACCATATCTTGACTGTTTTTTCGATGGGCAAGAATAACGGGGTGGATGGTAAATTTTTGCATAAAAATTGATTTGGGACAAACAGTGGGACAAACAAATGCACAAACAAATGTACTAAATAGCGTTAATAATAACCAAAAATAGTTAATTGTTTACAAACTCAAAATCGGCTGAAATGCAGTAGGGGCAATAAAAAAACCCCATTTTATTGGGGTTTTACAAACTTTGTTTGTGATCTCGCTGGGACTAATCTTTTCTTTGACTATCAGTTAGTTACAAAGGTTGCACAAACAAATGTACAAACAAATTAAAAGTTTACCCCTTCAATATCCTTAATAATCTTTTTTGCTGCCTTATTCATTAACTGCTTTTCTTCTGCGGAAAAGTCAATGGGCTTTTTATTTCCATCCAACCCACGAAGCTTATGGTAGAAGTTGGTTACCTCCGGGCAATAGAGTTTAAAAAATTGGCGTGCAGGTATTATCCTAAAAAATTCTTCTCTCGTCATTGGGGCAATTTTCTTGTGCAAGATAATTGTTTTTTTTATTTATTAATTTAAAGAATGAACATTGTAATGTTTTTGCAATATTGATTTTACCTCTTCATATTTTATTTTAGTATAATCGTAAAGAAATATTCCCATCAACTCAACTTCTCCTTTTTTGAAATTTGCATTTGCAACAGCTTCAACAACTTCATTTGTAACCAATCTTACATTTATCAATTTTGGCATCATATTAAAATTGTAATTTTTATCCCTTTCGGCAATACCAAACAATAAATCTAAAATGGCATCTAATTGACCACAGTATAATATATTTTCATTTTCAGGAGTTACCCAAATAATATTTTTTCTTTTTAATTCAATTTGTAATGCTTCCATAATTTATTTTTAATAGGTACAAATTTGAAAAATTGCGTCAACACATCTATTAACTCAATAATCTTTCTTCCGGTATAAATCCTGTGCCTGCTGATCTTCCAGTTGCACGTATAAAATCAACTTCTATTTTGGCACTATTGACAATCACCTGTGCAACATCTGCAATAGACTTTGCTCTCTCTATTTCCATTGGTTTTTCTTCATCTTGCAAAGCTTCAAGCGTTGCAAATAAATGGTTGCGTAAATCTTCAATCTTGTTTCTCATGAATACTTCTTTTTAATTTGTTGACTAATTTTATGGTTGATTTTAATTCAGTTGGAAAACGGTGTATGCTATTGCGCTGCATGTTTTCTTTTTTGGTTATCAGTTCAAGGTTATCCAGTGCAATGTTCATCGGGTTTTTATCTTTGAAAACAATGATGTATCCTTCAGAAATTTTGCCGTTTGATTGCTCCCATACATGCCGATGTTTTAATACATACTTTCCTTTGTCTATGCGCATTTCAAGGTAACCGTCTTTGCTAATTCTTTCATGTCCATTGTACTTGGTATTGTGTGGCTGATTGCCTTTCTTAAACATCGTCAGCTTTGCTTTTTCATATACCGCTTCAGGCATTTGCTTGCCCTTATTAACAGGTAGATGACCTTTACTATACCTACTATTTACTCCAATTATTTTAAGCCTTTCAGCTTGCTTTTGCAATTCCATTTTTAAAAACGATGGAGATTTTTTCAACCTCATCAAATTGGCTTGTGCAAATACAGATGACAAAGAACGGTTGAGTTTTGTAGCAATTTCTATGGTGTAATTATCGGCATACATTTCAGCAACAATTGCACGCTCCTGGTCTGTCCATAACCGTCTTTTATATTTTTGTGGCATTGGTAAATGTTTCGTTGTAGTATTGATTAAATGACTTGCCACCTTGCTCTGTGCATTTCATTCCCCCTTGCCAAAATTCAAACGCTTTTTTTCTTTCCTTTTCTTTTTCTTTTTCACATTGAGTTTTGATTTCTTTTAGCATTTTATGAAATACTCTCATTGAAATTTCAACTCCATTTTCAAAATCCATTTCAACTATTTTAAGTTGAAAATCTACTTTATCAATTATTTTGTCTATTGATGTTTTCATAGTTTATTTTTTAATTGTTCTCTATAAAGTTTCATACCTTCTATAACCCATGCTCTTTTTTGGTCATTATATAAGACATATTCTTTTGCTACTTTCTCTATCTCCTCATCTGATATTTCTGTTTGGTTTTGTTTACCAATTTTAATAACACAGTCCATACATATATTATGTGTAGGTTTAGCTTCATCACAATTTATGCAATCTGATATTTCTGTTATAACTTTACTTTTTGATTGGTTTTGTAAAGAAATACCTTTACTTCCATAGGTTTCGTTGTAGTATTGTTCTGCTTGTTTATCGAAGATTTTTCCTAATGCTATCATATTAGGTGTTTTACCATCCTTACCGTAAGCAGACCTATGAGCATCTATTATCTGTTGCTTCTCCATTTCTTTGGCTTTGTCAAAAACTTTTCTTCGGTTTTCATCAATATTTGCAAATTGACTTTCTAACCATTCTACTGCTGTTTGCATAGTTTATTTTTTAAAGGTTTTGAATTTCAGTTTTTACATTTTGCCAATACTTGTATGGCATGATAGTTTGCCCATCATCAATATCAACCAGTTCATCCATGATTTCATCTACTGCTATCAATGCACATTCTTTGGCTTGGATTTTTGTTAATGACCAATAAAGAATGTCATGCTGACTGTACCTATGGATTAATGCTTCCGCTTTTTCTTTTGGTGTCATAGTTTAAGTTTTTAAAAAACTCCTGCCCTCTTCAAATAACTACCAATCAACCACCAAGTTTTTTAATAATGATTATGGTAGGGCAGGAATAAGCTTTATAATTTTATAGATCGTACAACAACTGTTCTGCCATTGTACTCAAATCGTTTTTTATTCAATGGATTCATGGCTTTGCGAACTGCATCATGATGTATGTTTAGCATTCTGCTTGCTTTTGAAATAGATTGTATAATAATGGTCTCTTGTGTATCAATGTAAATCATGCGCAGCTTGATGGCATTTTCCAATCCTTTGACTTGCATAATTAAACAAAGTTTGCATCCTGTAAATAAGCCGCCACACAGCCAATTAATACAATGGTGAAGATTGCCCTTATTTTTTTGGAAACTTTGTAATGGTCTATAACAGTGATGTACAATGCATATACAATCAATGGAGACGAGATAATAATGCACAAAATAAAGTACAAAATGCGGAGTGTCTTTTTCATTTGGTTGGTTTGATTTGGTTAAATGATAACACGAAATTAGTAAACAATATTTTACTAACCAAACATTTTGCAAACTTTCTTTAAACTTTGTTTAAATAAAAAACCCCGCTATAGAAATAGCAGGGGGAAAATATGCCGTTATGAAGAAAAATTTATAGGCTTCCGTCTTGTAGGGGAATGCTGTCCTCACTATCAATTCTTCGGTAGTTTTCTTTCCATAATACTTTTATAAGCGCAGTAGATATTCTGACAATCTCCTCTTCGTTAAATGAAGGAAGTAAAATATGCAAATATTCGTGAGTCAATATCTCGAGATGCTTTCGCCCTTTTAATCTAATATCCAAAGTAATAGTGCCATCATCCAAGTCTGCCTCGCCCCATAGCTTTTCTCTGCCTAATTTTTTATAAATTACTTTCATAGTTGCCATCATAAACCACTCCATCATAGTAGCATCTGCCATCTATAATTTGATGGGGTTGTATAAAAAAATAAATGTCTTTGCCTTCTTTATAAAAACTGATCGTTGAGAATCCATTCTGCCAATCCGGTATCTTCCCTGTTGGAAAATATTCCACTTCCGTTCTTACCCTTCCGCAACCCACTTCCACCCACACATAAGGATTGTTTCGATTGGTGATGGGCTTGTAGTTCAACCGGTGGGTATGCCCTGAAGCACCACTGCCCATGTATTCATAAATATTTTTCTCTCCGGCATTCTTGGCAAGGCTCAACCCATGCACGCCGGTAAATAAATCAAACCAGTTGATATAGTCTTTGCCATCCCAATCAATGCCAAACTCCTCAAAGGATAATATCTTTTCGTACTCGGTTGACTTGTATTCTTTGAACAATACTGCCAACCTTGCCAACTGTCCTTTGCTGTTCATGTGTGGCTTGGTAATACGCTCATCATGGTTACCCGGTATGAATCGTATTTTGGCGTCAGTAGAAGCTCGTAGCGGTTTTAAAATTTGTTCCTTGGTATATTCTACTTCCTTGATTTCTGAATAGCCGGAAAGGATGCCATCGTCAAACAATTTCTTTTCATGCCTTGATACATAAGGTAAGTCCATCAAGTCCCCAAGCAATGCCACTTCATCAAACTTGTTTTTCTGCAATACTTTGTTGATGCATCGTTGAACGGATTGATCCGTCAACCACCCATGTTCATCGCTTTTAAGCAGAACCTTGTATAGTTTTTTGTCGTGTAATTTCTTTAGCTGCCACCAATTGTACTCTGTTTCATTCAGTCTTGGTCTTATCATAAAATGATTTTACTGGCGGATTGATACAAGCTTTTAAAGTTGTTGATGTCCGGCATCTTTTGTATTGCTTGTTGGTAAGTAAGCCCAACCCACTTTTGTAAATAATTAATGGCTAAATCGTTGCTGTTCTTCACACCAGGACTACCCACAAACAATCCCCTTTCCTTTACTTTAAAGCACATAAACTCAAAGCAAGTTTCAAAGCCTTTTTCATTGAAACAGATAAATCTTCTCACATCACCGGCATTGTCTTTTTTGATGCAAGTGCCAATAATGTTGGTGCTGTCCAATCCTCTCCATACTGCATTGTCTGCCTGTATGCCGCCATAGTTATTGTTCACTCCATTCTTGCCATTGGCAGATTCATTTCTAAACATACAATAAGCCGTTTTTATAACTTCCTTATCGTACTTCCCTACCAGTTCTTTGGCATAAACTTCCACCATGCTCATAGGCACAGATGTTTTTTGGTAAGGGATTTCAGGGAATGCAGGGTAACAGTTTTTCATTAGATGTTTGATTTTAGGATTTTATATAAAATGAATAAAATAATTGGGATGATCAGCAGCAGCCAAAACTTAAACCGCCAACCATTTGCTCTGTGCTGTTGCACTTTGGTTTCAGCAGTTTGTGCTTCATATTGCACTTTGTAGTATGCAGATAAGCCTTTGTAGTAGTTTACGGAATCAAGGGCAATGTTGAGCCTCCTATTGTCATTGATGAACACTTTGAATGTATCTCTTATCTTGATGGTCTTATTGATGAATACCGTATCAACCAATTCAACTATGCTCAGATTATTGATTGTATCAAATTTGTATTTGTAGGTAGTATCTGTCTTTGTTAAAGTATCACTTAAATAGGTAACAAAGCTATCATTGACACAAGGGTTTTTCTTTTCCCATTCTCTGCCAACAACTTCCACTTTTGCAGGGTCTTTTAAAACACTTTTGACTGCAGAACATCCGGCAATTACTAAGCATAAAATTAAAAGGTATTTCATAAGTTTTTACTTTTTACCAACTTGTTAAAGATTGATTGATTGCCATATCCTAACAACAAAGCTGTGGCAGGAGTTAATGGGTAAATGTCTTTGATGTCATTGCCCAAATAAATCATGATACCAGTTACAATGATGGATATGACAAACGAAGGCAATTCAGCCTTGTAGTTAACCTGTTTGTTTTCATCAACACATTCCTTCCATCTGAAAAGATAGTGCAGCAATAAGCCTACATAAGCCAATAATAAAAAACTATAATCCATCTTTTTTTATTTTTTTAAGATTAAGATATAAGGTAGTTCCACCCGCAGCTAATGCAACACATAGTGATACAAACTGCAAAACGGGTGTGATGTTTTGAAAACTAAAATAAGAAGCAATAAAAGTGATGATTGTTCCCCTTATGCTGTTTGTATCAACTTGATGCATGGTATTTATTTGAAAATAATATTGTAAAGCTTTCCTACAAATGTGAAAGGGAATATAGCATTACCATTCCATGAGGTATAGTCAGTTCCGCTGATGGTTGCATTACCATCTAATACTTGGGTGTTGTCTGCATACAATGCCCAATATAAAGTACAAGTAGATTTCAAATCATCGGAAATGATTTTCACTCCTAAATAATTAGCATTTACGCTATCGGTAAACTTTGCTTTAAATGGCACTACTTTACAGGCAGTCATTGTTTTGAATGTGGTATCGATTGTCTGTGCTTTTAAATTTAGAGCCGCAAAGCATAAGGCTGCAAACATTACTTTTTTCATTTTTATTTTTTTAATTGTTTAGGCTTGTCCATTACTAATTCGTACTTACTTAATGCTTCAAGAATATAATTACTTGCTGCTTTGCTATCTACTTGTTTTTGAATGATAGCAATGATGTTTTTAAAAGTGGTTGTATCCATTTTTACTACCAATGAATCTTGACTCTTTGCCGATAGGCTGATTAAAATTGCTGCGATGAATGTTAGTTTTTTCATTTTTATTTTGTTTATAATGATGTTATAGTTTCCCATACTGTACCTGTAAAAACACATAACTTATTTAAGGTTGTATCATAAACCATGAGACCTGTTGCAGGACTGCTGATTGCATTCTTTTGTGTTGTTGTCATTCTTGGTGGAAGGAAGCCACGAGTAGTAGAAGTTGCCGATAATAATGCACTTGCAATGGTTGTTTCTCCATTTCCTATTTGTAAACTTCCATCAGCAAAAAAACAAGCAGTATTTACACTATTCATATTTATTAATATACGCGATGTTGGACCATCAGAATATTGATTAAATATTGTAAGCCTTGAACCACCACCACCATAAGTAGCAGCTATTCCAAGCATTGTACCTGATAGCCTTTCTGTAAGTAATAAAGAACCACTACCTACACCCGAAGCTCCTGTTAAAACATTATATCCTTGTAACCTTAATGGTGTATTTGATAAATCACTAATAATATTTGTTTGATTAGAATTACTATAAGTAATACCTACATTTAATTTATCAAAATATGAAGCATTCGCATAAATAGCATATGAATTTAAAGAACCACCACTTCCTGAATATGTTGGATTTGTAACGTATAAAGATGCAATTGCTTGACTACTTATTGCACCATTTAATTGACCTGTTATACTTGAAGCATAACTTAAAGTTCCCGCTATTTGTGGTGTTGCAGTTGCTCCTGTTATACTAATATTTGTTGTTCCTGTAATTGCACCCTGCACCCTTGCCGTTCCATTAACATCAAGTTTATATCCTGCATCGGTTGTTGTTCCGATTGCTACATTTCCTGTTGAAAAGAACCTTGCATTTTCAGTTTGATTTACTGATATTCTTAAAGGTAAACTTAAATAATTTCCAAATTTAACTCCTGTTGCATCTGCTCTCCATTCAGGTAAATTATTTGCTATACCTGTCGCTTCCCAAGTCACATTGTTTCCTGAAAATTGAATACTGTTTGTTCCAATAAGTACAGTTGAATTTAAATATGTTCCACCATTTACAAATAATTTTGGAATTGCACTATATAACATTGTACTATAAGTTGTTGCACCTATTACAGTATTCCCTTGTATTCTTGCAGCATGGTTTTGTACCCCTGTAAACGCACCATTCGTGAAAGTTGGATTCACATCTAATCCTACTAAAACATCATTGTTTGCAGCAGCAGTTAATGTAGATGTTATATTTTGACCTCTTGCAATAGCTGATGCAGCAGTAACTGAACCACCTACTGATAATTTAGCACCTGTAGTTGTTGATGAACCTATAACTGTTTCTCCTGAAGTTGAGCCTAATATAACATTTCCCGTTACTGTTTCAATTGCATTATGAGATGTATTTGCAAGTAATCCACTTATAGTAGGATTATAATAAATTCCTTTAAATGTAGATGTAGCATTATCAGTTGATAGCGTTGGTTCTATGTTTAAAATTCTAACATTACCTCCTGTTTGCGTTGAATTTGTTGAATTTATATTAAGATTATAACCAAGTCCTGTTGCTCCTGACAAACCACCTGCAAAATTAAAGACTGCACCACTTTGGATAGTGCCATTTGTTCTTAAGTTTAAAGTTCCACTAATTGAACCTATATCAGTAACTCTAACATTTGCACTTGCGTTTATATAAATTCTATTATTTGTAGTTGTTATTGACACCCCTCCAGTACTTCCATTTGTCATCATTGTAGCATTATTGCTTACAATAGTGCCATCGTTTGTTAAGTTGCCTACTACTCTTGCCGTTCCATTAACATCTAATAAATACCCCGCATCAACCGTTGTATTAATGCCAATGTTTCCATTGGTATTGATGCGCAGCCTTTCAGTATTTGCAGTTGCCAACATCAAGCTTCCGCCATTCTGTGTGCCTATGGCAAAGTTGGAAGCATAGTTGCTGAAAAAGGTAGCAAGGTTAACCCTTGATATATTAAAATCAGTTCCCGTTGCACTGGAAGAATATTGTCTAAAATAAGAGGTAGAAACTGAACCCGCATTCCTTGCTGCTATTTCAGAATAGGAAGTGGTATTGTTGGTTTCCAATAAAAAAGAAACGCCATTTGCTCCATCATATACGTGCAACCTTGCCAAGGGTGAAGCTGTGCCTACCCCCAACCTAAAATTGGTATTGTCCCAAAATAAGTTATTTGTTCCTGTTTGTGTATTTGTTCCATTCCAATATGCCACTTGTCCATTTGCCCCACTGCCGCCAACCTTAACTGCTCCCAAGCTATCCAAACCCTTTTGTCTCCATGCCTTTGTTGACAACAAAGAACTATCTACCAACAAGGACTGACTTGATTTTATTAAGCCATATCCCGCAGTTCTAAGATAAGGCGATAGCATAGCCGCAGAATCGCTGTATTTTATCCTCGCATTGATTCTGTTGGATAAACTACTTGTATCTACCGGACTATAATTGGCTGTTCTTAAATAAGGGGCAAGCATAGCAGCGGAGTCGCTGTATTTAATTCTATCATTGATCCTGCTGCTTAAAGAAGTGGTATCCGCACCTGTCGCTGTCCACTTAACCCCATTGCCCACAAACAAAGCATTGCCAATTGTGGCAACTCCATATTTGTTGTACGTTGTATCCATTGGCAACAACATTACTTTGGAAGCTTTCAGCCTTTCAAAGATCATCCCATAATTCGTTGCCTTATTCCATTTTGAAGTATCCTGTGCATAAGCAAAAGACACCACCATTGTCAGTATTAAAATTAGTTTTCTCATATGTTTCGGTAAAGGATTTGTAGTGATTTTACAAAAGTGCCAAACTCAAACTTGCCAGTTGCAGCTGTGTATTTGTACTGATCCGCAGTTGGTGTGCCACTGGTAATCGGTATCAATGGCTGTATGCCTTCCATCAATAACACAATGTATTTATTTGCCAACGTGCCAACGGTAATTTCCTCCACCCCATTGTCATTGGTGTATATGTAGTTGTAAATTATTTTCATATCTGTATTGTCATATTCGAAGGTTACATCGGTTGCAGGCACTTGGCATCTATTGCTATCAAACCTTGTGCTGATTGCTACGTCAAGGCTCACACCGGCACACAAATCTTGCAGCTGATAATCCAAAATCTTCATGTTTGCATCCGTTGCTATATCCCAGTCTGCTTGGTAATCCGTAAATCCTAACATTGCCATGTAATCCTGTGCAACGCTTACCATGTCACTCTTTACCTCAAATTCATTTTGTAAGCTGTTGCTTGTTGTATCCAACAAATCCAAAAAATACAAGCTGAAATTATAGGTTGTTTGTCTATTTGCCTTGCTGATAGATCCCGTATTCAACTCACAAAACAATGCAGGATAGGTCACATCTTTGCTGTCTAAGAACTCGTCAATACTGCCAATAAAAAAATGGTTAATTTGTTTGTGGCTGAGTGCTAACTTTTCTATCCTTGCTATTACTTGTTTTAGTGTTAGAGAATTGCTCATTTTTTTGCTTTAATAAAAAAATTCTTAATTTTTCTTCGTTTTTTTTGCTTATGTTTTTACTCATAAATAATAAGGGTCGTTAGAATTATAGTTGATTGGTTTTTGATTCAATGAATAATCTCCTTTTGGCATCTCAGTTTCATCACCTAAATAAATCGGGCAACTGTAAGAAGTTCTATCCGGTGCAATCACATCAATACCCGCTACAAATGTGTTGTACTCAGGGAACTTAGATGGTGAATTTTGCAGCAAATACATCCTACAAACCTTGCTGTAATGCTCTGCTCTGTTCACATACCTTGCACGTATATCATACAACTCCGCCATGCTTGGCTGTGTGGCATTGTCAACCGTTTTTTGACTTACCCCTTTGTTCCAAATTTGGTTGTTGATGGAAGATGAAATCTCCGCCATCGCATAATTGCAAATGCAATCAATCAAATAATTATCCATCAATGTTTTGTAGTTGCCGGATAAAGTATTGGCAGCAATATCTGCAATGATTTTATTGAATAAATTACTACCGAGCAATGGAAGAATATATAAGTCCTGTGCTGCTTTGATTTCAGGATAGATCAGTTTGTCATCCACATTCTCATGGATGCTCATTCTTTCCTTTACAACACTGGGTAATACTAAGTAAGTGATTGTTGCCATTGATTATTTTTTTTCTAATACGATATGTTTGAACCATTCATGTCTGCACTGGTAATCAACTGTGCCATTGTTATTCCAAAAGCCACCGGCACGCTTGAATACGCTGTATCCCAACCTCTCTGAAATCTGTTGAATGTCTTGTCTGCTGAATAATTTTGTTTTGCTCAACCCTACCATCTTTACACAAAATGGTCTGCTGGTCGGCAGCAATTCCGGACCGGATGCAATGCTTCTTTTTTCATAAGAATACATCACCTTAATTGCAGGCAATGCAATCTTTGGAGTCGGGGCAACAATTCTTCTGATGATGTTACCACTGACTGCTTCTTTTTTGATAATATCCTTTGCTATCAAAACAGCAATGGTTGCTGCTACTTCTTCAATAGATATGCCCAAAGTTTCTGCAAGCTGCTCATTGGTTGCCTTTGGGTCTTTCTTTAGTATTTCTGCTACCTTTGATTGGGTTTCATTCAACTCTGCAACTGCATCAAATCCAAATTGTAGTACGTCATCCCCTTCCTTATAAATGGCTGATTTGATGATAGTAAAATCTTCTCTATTGCTACCACAAGCTGCAAACATTTCTGCTACATCAAACTCATTGTACACTGCATTAAAATCTTCGGTCATAGGATCATCATCAATGCCTAAATAAACATTCACATCACCATCCGTAAAGCCATAGCCATTCTTCAACATCAATGCAGCCTGTGCCTTGGTTACTTTGCCTTGCTGAAATTGTCTTACAATCCTATCAATGCCTTGCTTTTGTCTGCCAGTTAAATTAGTCAATACATCATTTACCATTTGGGTAGTTGGCTGTGGAGTTGATGCAGTAACAACATTGTATTTTGCAGCATCTATTCCCAACTTTTCCAATATCCATTCTTTGGGGGCAACGGCTAAAATCGTTTGTTCGGTAAACACAATTGGCGGCTCAACTTCTACCAATTTAGGTGCAGCCAAAATGCCTGTTTGCTTCAAACAAAAACTCACCAATTTCTCCAAATTAGCCTGTTTCTTTTGCGCATAGGTGTTTTTAAATATCTCGTAAGCTATCTTTAATCTAACCCCGCCATCAGCCCCTAAGCCCTCTTTTTGTGGCACACCAAATAATTGCGGAAGCGTAACGGAGTGACCGGCAAATATGTTGCCTGTAATCAAGTCATCTACCACCGAAAAATCTTCTTTAGTCAAATCGCTTTCCCCCAAATCATCAATGGTGGGTTTCTTATTCGGATCGTTGTTAAACCCTATCAATAATTTTTTACCCTCTGCACCTGTTGCTGCATTTTCCAACCTTCTTTCAATCGCTTTCTTTTTTCTTTCCTCCGGTTCACCATTGTAAAAGTTGATGAACTTGCTTGCGCTAAATCCACTCTTTGCATTGGTTAAGGTATGCTTGCTGACTTCAATGTCACTTTCTATCCAGTTGCAAATTGCCACCCATGATGGTAAGGCATATACATTCTTGCCGCTTCTGTATTCTTTGTAATACAATACACTTGGCTCTTTGATACCCTCATAAAATGCCGGTAGTTCCTGCTCCCCTTCTTTATTCCAAAGCTTGCTCCAATCTTTTTTATAAAAGTATTTGGTGTTGCTTTCATCCGTTCTCACGTTCACATAATTCAAGTGATAGTAATTGTAACCACCACCCAACTTAGGAATGACTTGTAAATAACAACCCCCAAAGTTTTCAATGTCTAAATTCACCGGCTCTAACAATTCATTCCACGATTGCTTTTCATTTGCCGGATAATCCTGATCCAACCCTTTGCCCAAGATATACGTACACTTGCCGTTGATGATACTGGAGTGCTTGCCGGACTTATTGTACAACTCCAATAAATAATTGGGGTAGTCATTGTTCATCCCAAATGGCACATACTCTTTACCCGATACTTTTTTCATATCCGGTATTCTGCTATCAGCAAATTGCATGTTAATTCCAAGTATATCAGCCTGCATATCCTTTGATTGTTGTTGCGGTTGTGTATCCATTTTGAATAATATTTGTTGAAGGATTGAGTTTCATTTTGCCACACTCGACCATATTCAATCCGGTTGTAACTAAGTTAGTTCTGCTTGTTTGTTCATAAACATCATAATACCATTGTCCACAGGGCATGTTGGTAAATAATGCAACTACATCAACGGCAAACTCATTGTACCTACTTGGGTAATTACTTAAATCTGCGCCTGATGGGTAGATGGTTTTGACAATATCATTGGTGGTGATGTTGGTAAACACAAATAAATAGTAAGGCTCACTTAGTGTCTTACTATCATTTAAAGTGACTACGATGTTGCTATTTGTACCTTGCGTTAATACCAGCATACTATGTAGTGTAAGAAAAGATGTTTTTTTTTAAATTAAAAAAGCCTTTCTAAAAAGAAAGGCTTCCAACCAAGAAGAACTATGATAAACTAAAACCCCTGCCGATTTTTATACTGTCAAGGAAGTAAGTGTTGCAGCATCTAAAGCCACACACAATTCTTTTTCTTCCCCTTCAAAAGATAACTCATATCCGTTTCTATCTGCCAAAGCTTTGCCAGTCTTTGCATTTGCTGATGCAAGTGTTAAGCCGTAGCCTTTACCATACAACCATGCAGTTCCATTCTCATCAGTACAAACAATTAATAACCTATTTTTTGCAAGTAATAAGATTTCGTTTCTTACTGCTGTGGTCATTTTGTTGATAGGGAAAGAAACCGTTTGCTTGTTGCTGATTGTTCCCATTTCACGAGATGCAGTTAATGCATCACTCCCTTCCGCTGTGTGTGCAATCAAAGCATACTTTCTAAATACTTTAGTACTAACTTTTGTAATCGCTGTTACAACGCCCGCAGTCTCAGTGATTGCTGTGGCATTGTCAAATTCCATGATATATATATCCTTCACACCACCGTAAGAATCCCGGCAGTCTAAAAGGTAACTCTGTGTTAAAGCACAAGGCATGTCTTAAAATTTATTAAGTGAAAGGGGATATTGCTATCCCCTTAATTATTGTTTATTATCCTACGTACAATACGTTGAATTTCTGATTAACAACGTGAGCTTGGATAGTCATGTTGTGCTTGATGAACATGTCCTCTCTGTTGTTAGCAATCTTATTCAACTCTAATTTGTTGATGTCAGAAGCTAAATCAGTACACCAGATTAAGTGTGATTTTAAAGCTGCGATAACTACTTTCTCCGGTAATGGAACGAAAACAATTTTCAAACCGTTGAAATAGAACTCAGTTGCTGCTGCATTCACATCGAAAGGCTTCTTGTAATCAGTTGTTACATTGTTCGCTTGGATGATGAATTGCTTGTGGCTTTTTGGAGCGTAGATCATTGGCATTTCAGAACCATTCAATACTACTGCTGGGATAGCTGCGAATACTTTGTCGTATTCAGCCTTGATGTTGCTTGCGCTGATTGTAGTTCCGGCAACCTTTACACGACCACCTACACCTGCTGTTGCAGTTGCATTGCTGTTGTTGTAAATCATCTTAGCCAAGATACCATCAGTTTGAGATGCAGTTAACGCTGCAACTGCTGCTTTTTCTTCAGTTCCAACACTTGTTTGTGCTGTACCTGCAGTCAATGCTGCAACCGCTGTTTTAGTAGCTGCTTTTACACCATTCCAAAACTCAACCTCTGCTGCATAAGATACTTGCTTTGCATACAAACCACCTACAACGATTCTTTCAAATTCATTGCTGAAGATTTCCCATGCACCTGGTTTCATGTCTCTTTTGAATCGAGAGAAACGCAAACTGTTAGGATCAAATTCTTGGTAGAACTGAACCTTCGTTGGAGTTACTGCTACATCAAAAGCGGTTAATGAACCTGCACTTGTTGGAACACCTGAAGTGTAAGCTTGCAAAGATGCAGTTGCTGTTGCTTCAGTAAATATTGTTTCAGCTTTAACGTCTTCTTCAAGCGTTACTAATCCATCAGCGATGGTTTTGTTTTCAAATAGAATTTCTTCTATAATTGGCTCAGCTGCTTTGCCTCTGATGTCTACAACATTGTAAGATATTGCCATTGTATTTGTTTTTTATTGTTTGATTAAAAATTTAATTTCTTGTTGCTCTGAATTTTTCTAAAGGAGTCATTTCATCAAATGATTTCTTAGGTGCTTCTACTGGCTTTACAACACTGTTGTTTGCGATGGTTTCCAATAAAGAAAACATTTGCTTGTGTACTTCTTTCATTGCTGCAATCTCATTTTTGATAGAAAGATTGTCAGATGAAATAGCCGCCATTTGTTGTGGTAATACTTTCATTTCTTCCGGTAACAAATCTTCTTGAGGAGAAGATAATTCAACGATTGCACCGCCTGAAGTTTGCACCATTGTGCCATCTTCCAATTGGTATTCACCATCAGCTGCAGGATCTGCGCCTACCAATACTGTTCCACCAACTACTAACTCAGAAATTGACAATACAATACCGTCTTTGGTTTTGTAGTCAGTAGCCATTTTAACTGGCTCAACAACTGGCTCTGCATTTGGAACAGGCTCAACTGCAGGTAAAGGGTTTGGGTCTGCTTCACCAAAAAGGACTGCTTTGATTTTTTCTATTGCTTCTTTATACATAATATGCTTTAAACCTTAGTGTATAAAGTGCAATCGATTTTTAATTTAACTCTGAAATTATTTTTAAGATAGCATCGTATTGCTGCTGTTCAATAGGCATCGGCATGGCTTTGTAGCCGAATATTCCCTCTACACTCCATCCTTTGATTTCGCCTGATTTTACCTTTGCCCACACTTCATCATTGTAAACCTTTGCACCTAAAAACCAAGTGCCGTCTATATAATCACCGGTCATGCCTTCAATTCCTTTGTTGCTATCCTTGATGAAGGATTGAAAGAAAACAACCCCATCCATTTTCAAGTTGGGGTCATGCATTAAATTGAAGTTGTTCTGAAACCCTTTTGCAAAGAATTTAACGGCTATTTTTTCAATGGTATCTTTTGAAAAGAAAACATCATATTCTTCCCCGGTTGCTTCATCAATTCTTCTGATGGGGGTATTGGGAATCATTGCCGGGCCGACAAGTATTCTTTCATCCTCGTTTACTTCCACAAACTGCATGGGAGTATTGGATTCGTTGAATGCCAAGAACCCACGCTCAATGGCGGGTCTGTCTACCCCGGATACACAACTTACCTCCAATTCATTGTCCAATTCTTCATTGATGACTAACTCGTATAATTTCCTTTGCATACTATGTAGTGTTGAATTTTTCTCTATTTTTTTATTTATCTTTTTTTATCCCAGCCTTGCCGCCCTGTTCAATCGGCTTGCACGCTCTTGGTTATTGGAGATGTCGGTTTCTAAAACAAAGGATCTGTTGATGCCACCGGCAGCAGCTTGCCCAATTCCTTGTATAGATGCAGCGTTTAATTGGGTATTCATTTGCTGAGGGGTAACCGGTGCAGGAATATTTGGTGGGCTTGGAGTTGAACCTGCCCCACCACCGCCTGCTTTCACTTGTGATAGTGCTTGTTTTGCTTTACCTATTGCACCTAATACTGCTGCTATTTGTGTTGCATAAAATATTGGAAATGCAAATGGTGCTGCAGGGCCAGTTCCTTTAGCTCCCTTTTGTGCAATATCTAAGCCATTGATAAAACCTGTTGCAGTTCCTAATGCTATTTCAGCTAATGCAGCAATTTTACTTGCAGCCGTTCCTTGTTCAAATAAAGAAGATAATTGACTTAATACTGCACCAACAGCATTAGCAAATTCCATTTGTGCTGACCTTCTTGCTTGAAAAATAGCTGTATCATCCGCCAAAGTTTGATCGGCTGCATCTTTATTGGATTTGATTCTTGCATTATCACTTGCAAGCTGTGCATCCGCTTTTTTATTCAGATTAGTTACAAAAGAATCATGTGCATCTTTGTCTTTTTTATCCTTTTCTTCTTTTGTTTTAGCCTCTAATTGGGTATTTAGAATTTCATATTTTTTATTGATTAATTCTAAAACATCCTGCTCTTCTTTTTTGCTAAATTTCTTTGCTTCTAATTCCCGAATATCCCTTTGCCTTTGCCTATCTAACTTTTGTTTTTCTGATTTGTCTTGTAAGTCTTCTAAGTCCTTGATGTATTTATTTGTAATACTTGTTAAATCTTCCAAGTGTTTCTTTGCATCTGCCAATTCTTTTTCTCTTCTCGCTTTCGCCTTACTCTCTGCCTCTTTCCTGATTGCTTCACGTTTGCTTTCTTCTTCCCTTTCTAATGATGTGATTGCCGATTGTGTTTTCTTCCCAATCTTAGCAGATTGTGCGCCTGCATTCTCTGCGGCAATTATTTGCTGATCAATTGCGTATAACTTTTCTTTGTCAACATTTTTCAAACTTGCTAACTCTATTCTTGCAGCTTTCAATTGTTCAAGACTGCCGCTTTTAATCATGTCAATCAACCCTTGCCTTGCACCCAACTCCATGGCAATAGACTCCATTGTTAATTGAGCCTTTAACTGGTTCATTTTAACAACTTTATCCAATTCTTCCTTTTCTATTTTACCTGCTTCTTGTAATGCCGCAATCCTTTCTTTGATTGGCACGTTGGCATCTCCTGCAATTTCCCTTGCTTCCTGCAACTTACGGTTACTCTCTGCTGTTGCAATTGCTGCATTCTTTTCGCTATCCGTTAAATCATCCAGTGCATCGGTAATTTCGCCAAATCTATCTGCTGTTTTTTTACTGGATATACCTAAGAAATCCAATGCTTTTGTCAACCCACCTGTCACCAACTCAGTCATCTTAACAAAACCATCAATTAATGGGGTTAAAATGTTATTTAAAAACTGATTGAATATACCACTAAGCGTTCCAAATGCTTTCCCCAATGCATCGGAAACGGATTCCATTTGCTTAAACTTTTGAAACAAGCCAATCACTACCCCCGCTAATACAGCAATGACTGCAATGATTGGATTTGCTTTTAATATATTTAAAGCATTGTTGAATAAGCTTGCCCCCTCTGTTGCTGATTTTGCAGCGGGTGAAATAGATGTCAAACTATTTTTTAAGTTTTCAAAATTTGCACCGCTTAATTTATTGGTTTCTTTGCTGGTATTTGACAACTCTTTTTTTAACTCACTTACCCCCGAAGTTGCACCGCTGGTATCCGCTGTAATGGTTGCTTTAATATTTACTTGCTCATTCTGTGCCATTGCTAATATATTTTATTGATTACTTTTAATAATTCTACTTTGCAGGTATCCGGTTCACTTGCGTTGAAATCCTCTATTTTATTCAATCGGTATAGGTTGCCATCGATGTAGATCAACTTACTAAAATCCAATTGGTAAATGTCTTTGTAAGCCAACCTTACTGTGCAACTCAACAACCTACTGTCCTTGTCGGTTATCTCTGCCAAATAAGAACTCCAATACACATTGAACTGGTTGATATTGATTGCCCCACTTACCAGTGCAAAAAACAATTCCTTTGGAACGCCAAACTCTAAGCTGTTAGCCGGTGCATCCGGATTGTCGAACATCCCTGCCCATAGGTAAGCAGTATTTGTGCTAATTGTTGAACCGCCACTGGTAATATTCCAACTGGCAACACCGGTGATTTTCTTTGCTTGTAGGATTCGGATATTACTGTCGATTTGTTCTTCGCCTACTCCCACTACATCCCCTGAACGCTTGAAGATGGTTGAGTAAACTTTGTCTTGCCCTACATAACCCACCGCAGGAGTTGCGCTGAATATCAACTCTACCTTTGTGCTTTCATTGGCAAACTCAAACTCACTATCATACTTGTACGAACCATAGGAAAGGTTGTATCGCTTGTTGTATAAGTCGTTGTAGTAATCGCTATCATTTTTGAAGTTAAACTCAAAATATCGGCTGTTGAGTTCACTCATTGGCTTCACTTTCATCGGCTTGCTTCTATCTACCTTGTTGCTCCAATCGATTGCCGTTGCCCCTTCGTAGAAATCTACAAATGGCATAATCTTCAATACTTTGTCATTTTGATAGTCCTCGAATAAGTAAAGGTTGAATAGCTTTACAATGGATGAAATGAAATCCTTTTGCAGAATGTTTTGCGGGATTGTACTATTTACATAAATATCCTCTCCAATATTTACTTGAACGGTTTGCAAGCTATTGCTATCCTCGAATTTTAAATGGGCATTTTCTATCTCAATGAAGTCAGCGGGATTGCCACCAACCGTTCCTAATATTACTGCACTGATTGAAAGGGATGCAGAAATTGTTCCCGACCATGAAAGGGATACTGGATAATTTATTGCATCATAAGGAATTATTTGTGCAGCAACAAAAGTGCCATTTGCATAAATAGCTACAGTAAAATAATCATAGGTAGGATTATTAATAAAGGATTGGATGACATTTAAAGTAAGAGTTGCAGTTGATGTGATAGCTGTTGCACCATTTGTAAAAATCGTATTCCCACCGGATGCAGTAAATGAACCCAATACGTTGGTGGTATTTAATGGAACAAATCCTGTACTGTCTCCTGTAGAGGTATAAATTGTTGCATCTTGTTGAACATCTAACAAAGTGCCACTTTTTCTTGTCAGCTGCTTTTGGTTGTGTGGAACAATCAGGTTTTTAAACCTTGTTGTATTGAACAATGCACAGTCATAAGCATATCCTACCCCTTCAAAAATCTTGTCAATGTATTCCTTTACGAATAATGCCGGTCTGAATGTTTTGTAGTCCCAATTGGCTTTACCGGATGAATAATTGCCATAATCAATCAAAGGGTAAACATACCCACTTCCAAAGGTTGCACTCCAACTATTGACAATATTGGCGGCAGTATAACTATGGTTATAAGCGGAGAAATCCAACTCCTCTAATTTCTTATTGCCTAACTTAGCAATGAATCCACCCATCTCCCCAAAACATGCACATTCGTAAGAAATTTCACCGTCATCAATAACGATTTCCAGTATGCGAAATATGCCCTTGAACACTTGCATATTATCGGCAAAAATGTAAGCCTTTGCACTGATAGCTGCATTGAAGTTGTAGGCAATATTCGTGTCATTGGGGTTGTAGGTTGCACCTGCATTGATGTTGAAGATATTGCCAAACAATACATTGTTGTTCTTCGTACCTGGTAAGATAATGGTCTTACTAAAAGTGCTGTTCTTTGCCCCAAAATCTTTGATGTCATCAATTGCCAATGAAAGGATGGTGCTGAATCCTTTGTCAATATCTACCCGCTTATTTTCAACAAATAATTCTATCATTGGAATTGTGTTTTGTAGCTTGTATTAAATTCAATATTTAAACTCAGGGTTTGCAGCTTATCGGTATTGTATTGCTTTACATCGTAGTTGGTATCAGTTAAAGTAACTGGATAAATGGTGCTGCCATCTTGCAAATAAATATCAGGAGAAGCTACTAACTGCAACAACCATTGGTGTTCGCTATCTTCTAAAAAGTCGGTTTGTATTTTTAGCTTTTCCGTAAACTTGGAAGCAAAAGTTGTTTTTTGCTTATTCATGATGCTGCCCGATTTGAGAGACACCACACCACTCCCATCTACTCGGTAAGGTAATTGCTGAAAGGTTTTTCTTTCAATATCAAACGTGCTTTTGTTTGCTTTGTTGAATAGCATGCTTTCATATCCGCCAAACTGATTCAGGAAGTGAACCACATAGTTTTTGTAAAATCCACTGCATTGCACTTTTACATTGTACACTACGCCGTTGATAGATACATTGTAATCACTCGTTGCACCAATGGCTATATTGATATTCTGTATGGTAGTTGCTTGGCTTGGAGTGATGGTAGAACTTATTCCATTTTTAACAACTGTTATGCCTGTTGTGCTTGTGGCAAAATATGGTAAGTAATACGTTGTGCAACCGCTTTCCATGTAGATGGTTTTGGGTCTTGTACTGGCTACTTTGTTTGCATAGGTAGGCAATAGGGTAAAGTCATTGTATCTGCCATTGTAGTGGTTGGTAAATATTCTGCTGTCACTTGTGGCAACTACTGCCCCAACTGTTCCGCTGTATTCCTCCCGTATTTTTACTTGCACATACAAACAAAAATCATTCTCCTTCAATTCACTTTTAAGAGAAGTATTGATATACTCCCGTATCACGTTATCAATGGCAATGATGCCCCTGTTGGTATCGGGTTGGGGGAAATACTTTCCGGTAAATTTCTTTACACCGCCTATCCATACCTCTGCAACATATTTGTAGTTGGGGTAAGTGGTTGGATTGGCAGCGTGTGCATCATACACTACGTAAACGATGCTATCATTTACGCTGCTGTAATCTATTGGTGTTGTTTCAAATGTCATTATGTTATACTATTTATGATGTCAATTTTAAATGCCAACCCTAATTCATGGGCAAGCTGCACTTTGAATACATCGGTTGCGTTAGTCCAAAAATGCCTTGGCTTAATACCGTATTTCTTAATCATATAAGCCGTTTGTACTGCTGCTTTCGTACTTGCATCAGTCATTGTTTTTCCCTTTGCCTCTCTGCTGCTGATGCTTACTTTTACATTTCTTGCAGACTTCCCTTCCCTTGCTAAATACGATTTGATGGACTTTACAAACTGCCCTTTGGGGTCAACTCCCTTTGTCTTGAACTTAAACTTGCTGCCTCTGCCCCTTGCCCAACCGTCTACCCCTTCATCCACATAGGTCGCATACTCAGGGGCAACAATAGAAACGCTTAGGGTTGTTCCATTTACTTGTAGTTCTGTTGGGCTAATCAAATCTTGCATTCTTCCACTACTGGCAATGTCTTGCTTGTCAATTTGAGTGCTTATTAAATTAACGTAAGTAACCGCCATTTTGGTCATGACATCCCGCACTTCCTTTAAGTCAAATTCTTTTTTGTCTCTGCCCAGTGTATCCAAAAATGAAAGGTTCTCAGCCATTGATTTTCTTTTGGTATTGTTGTTGTGCTTTTAAATATGCCAAGTCATTGAGTGCTTGTATGATGGGCAGCTTATACGCTTGCTCTAAAGTTATTTCCTCAAACTCTGCCACTTGCTTTGCGGAATATATCCAACCGTATTGCTCAATAAAATAGTGTGGCTTTTCGGGTTTTACTTCAGGATCAATTGGCTCATCACTTTCAAACAACCCCGAATAAGATTGCAATAATTTGGTAAAAGACAATAAGAAATCACGAATGTCTGCCAACACATATTTCACGTTGGTATTCTCCAACTTTTGTGTTGCTTTCTTATGGTCTTTGCTGTTCAATAAACTTGCAGCCACCAAATGCAAGCTTTCGATTTCACCCATTTTAAGCCAGTGCTGTATCTCAATGAACTGTCCGAGTGTGATGGTGTTGGCATCGGTATTTAAGCGCAGCCATACTTGGTAGAAAGGCTTTTTGTCTATGTTGGTGAATTGCTTGGTTATCTTTTTAGATAATTGCATGAACTTTTTCGGCTGCATATTATCCACCTCATGGTAGGAATAGCCGAACAACTCACAAATAATCAATGCTACTTGTGTGATGTCATCATTTGCCGGATTGAATAGTGTTGCCAACCTTTGGTATTCTTTCAGCTTCATATACCTAAGTGTAAGGAATTGATGATTTTTTTCTACCAATCATCTTCATCTGAAAAGAAATATTCCCCATTACCTTCAAATTGGGATAGTTTGTTGAGTGCCACATAGCGCAGCGCATCAATGGCATGATTGTAGGAATCAATCGGGGCATTTACCTGTGCGCCATCTTTTTGCTTTGCCCAAGCGTAATTGCGGAGTTCTTTGATTAAGTTGAGTGATGTTGCAGTAACATAGATTTGGTACTGTTGTAGCCTATCTATGGAGTTGGTAATGCTATCCTTTCCTTTCATTGCACCCTCTACATAATAGCCGGCATTGGTTAAATCTTGAATGGATTTTGGTTCAGCACTATCTGCTACAATACATTCATTGCTTTTTACATTGAATGATTGTAACCTATTGACAATGTCGGAGTTGGTAAGCCTTGTTTGGTAAAGTAATTCATCTACATAGATGCCGCCGTTGTATCGGTAAACTTTCAGCAAGGCAGTGGGATCATTGGTAAACCCCCAATCCAATCCGTAAGCAATAAATTCTGCTGCTTCCGGTATGGCATCACATTGCTTCCAGTTGTTGAAAATAACCCCTTCTAAATTGCCAATCTCTCCCAAGCCATATACCCGATACCAGTTCTGCCAAAAGCTATTGCCTTGCTCCGCTTTCTCTTTTGCTTTAAGGATAAAGTTTAAAGCAGATTCAGGGCATGCTTCATTGTCGGTGTAGTTAATGATCAGGAAATCTACATCGGCATCTTTTTGCAGTTCTTCATGAAACCAAAATTGATTGGTGGGATTCCAGTCTAAATAAACTCCTTGTTTGGTTCTGGATGCCAACTCCGTATAAGAATGGAAGGTCATGTTGTTGCACTCATTCATATACAACCAATCCCTTCTTGCACCTCGCAGCTTGGCATCGTTATCAGCGGAGAAAAACTCTATTTGTGAGCCATTGGCAAAAGTATATTTGAAGTCCGATGCATTCCAACGGCTATCATCAAATCGCCCTGTTTCCACCATGATTTTCTTAAAGTCTTTCATTGCACCACGCTTCAAGTGGGGAATGGATTCAGCAACAACACTGATTTCAGAGAGTGGGTTTTTGGTGGCGATGTCACAAAGGATCGGTAGTATGGCAAAGGTCTTACCGGCAGATGTGCCACCCTGTACTGCACGAACAAACTTAGTCAGCTTGCGGATTTTGTTGATGGCAGTGGTTTTGATGAACATCTTACTTTTTTTTAAATCCAAACAAATCTTTTAAGAAAGTGACATCGTCTATCTCTTCAACCTTGACAAACTTAATCTTGTCCTTTACTTTTTCTTTTGCTTCCTGCTCATTCTTGGCGGATAGTTTGATTTTCATTTTGCGGGAAAAGAACTCAAAGAATACCTCAAATCTTTTCATGGTAATGGATTAGTGATTAATTTATTTTACATTTTTTCGTTTGAATAAGTGTGTTTGATTACAATTTATTAAACTATTTTTTGTCACAATTCTTTAAATATTTGTCCAGTTTTTTGCTCAGTTTACTTGACTTTTTTTATACCCTTTCAGTTATAATTTGCAGTCGCAATATGCGACTTATACCCTATCGGTGACTTATCGGTGACTTTATCAGTGACCTTATACTTTCTCCAAATCAGGTCTTTCATAATCACTTAACTCTACCTTCTGACCACCACGAACAATTGCCAACTGTTTGCTATTTGCTGCCAACGCTTTATTGATTGCTTCCCTTTCTGCAATTAACCATATCTCTTGCTCTCTTAATGTCATCTTATTAAATCCTTTTGGTTTTCTCATAGGAGTTAGTTTAAAAATTTAACAGGAAGCCAATTCCATCTTACCCATAATTGTATCCAATATCCTTCAACCTTTACAAATTCTAACCATCTTGTTTCATTGC